TAACGGTTCCGGTGACGGTTCCGGTTCCGGTTACGGTTACGGTTACGGTGACGGTTACGGTGACGGTTACGGTTACGGTTACGGTTTCGGTAACGGTTCCGGTGACGGTTCCGGTTCCGGTTACGGTTCCGGTTCCGGTTACGGTTACGGTTCCGGTTCCGGTTACGGTTACGGTGACGGTTACGGTGACGGTTACGGTTACGGTGACGGTTACGGTTACGGTATATAAACAAAATAAATAAACTTTTAAAGGAAAATTAATATGACAATTAAAATAGTAAAACCAACCCAGCCAATATTAACTGAGAATTTAATAATTGTCTTGTACGGTCAGCCCGGAACTGGAAAAACATCTCTAAGTTTTTCATCAGATAAACCCCTTCTTTTGGATTTTGATCTAGGAGCACAGCGTGCATTATCAAGCATCCGTGGGAACTGTGTGCAGATCAAAGAATGGGCAGATATAGCTAACCTGACCAAAGATGATTTGAAGGAGTTTAACACCATTATTGTTGATACAGCCGGTAGATTATTAGAAGTCATGGAAACGCAAATTAAAAATGAAAATCCAAAAATGATAAATCGTATGAATGGTGGATTATCTTTACCCGGATTTGGGCAATTAAATACTATGTTTAAGAACTTTATGATTAAATTAAAATCATATGGTAAAGATATAATACTAGTAATGCATGACAAAGAGGATAAAAGTGGTGATAATGTATTTATTAGACCAGATGCAATCGGTAACAGTAGAAGTGAAATAACAAAAATTGCTGATCTTATGGGTTATATGTATATGAGTGGCAAAGAGCGTCAAATTGATTTTAATCCCACAGAAAATCATTTGGGGAAAAACTGTGCGGAAATACCGGAACAGAAAATACCCAACTTAGGTGAACATCGTGAATTTCTAGCAGATTTAATTACATTTACTAAAAATAAGATGAATGCCAAAAGTGAGGAAATGGTAAAAGCTGAACAAGAGTTTCAGGCTATATTAGATGAGATTCAAGCACTAGGTAGTTTAGAAGATTTTAACGGTAAGTTAATTGCCCTAAAAGATTCGGTACCACTATATAAACACGCATTGGTTAAGGCAGCTACTGATAAAGGATTTACATTTAACAAAGATACTAAACAGTTTGCTGAGGTAGCTGCTTAATGAATAATATTATAAAAATTACTGAATTAACAGATATACAACAATTGATTGACGGGTTACAATCTATGAAAAATGAATTTGGTAATTTACCAATATTGGCTCTATATGGTGAAAAGACATTAAGTCCTTATGTTTTAAAAATAGCAAAAGTTAATAATGGGCGCATTGTAGGCGTTATTAAATTAAAAGAAATACAATCATCGGAAATAAATTAATGCAAGATTGGAAACAGGCATTTTCTAGCCCATCCCGATTGGATTCGTTCGCCATGTATCTCACCAACTCATATTGGGGCCGCAAAGACCCTGAAACTGGTGATGATGTAGAATTTACTAATGACTTATTTATTGGTGAATTGCTCAAGCAGTTTGAAAAGACTCCAGAAATGAAAGCGGGTACAGCTCTGCATAAAATACTTGAGTTAAGCCAATATGGTACCGAAATTAGCAATATGATCGGTATAGATGGCGAAATGTACAAGTTTGATTACTGCATTGATGAATCGGTAGAAATAGTTTTGCCAACGTTACGGGAAACAAGAATCACTAAGTCGCTTAATAATATAAGTATTAACGGCATAGTAGATGCTATAAGCGCTACAACAATCTGGGATCATAAATTTACTAAGCAAATTCAATATGATAAATACGCTAACTCATGGCAATGGAAAGTTTATTTATATATAACTTCGTTAGATAATTTTAAATATAATCTATTTCAAGGTAAGGTTTTAGAGCCAACTATTGAGCCAGCTATGAATAATATTAGAATTGATAAATTTGAAGTATTTAATTTTGAACGATATGCTACTATGGATAGAGAAATTGAAGATTTATATACGCATTATTGGTATGTATTAAATAAATTAAAACCATTAATTATTGAAACAGCACATAAAAATAACATTATTATTAAAGGATTAACAACATGAAAGACATAAATATAATTGGAAACGTAGGGCGTACTCCAGAAGTTAGAGTAAGTCACGACGGAAAAGAATACGCCACATTCTCAGTTGGTGTTAATGTGGGGAAAGACAAAACCGATTGGTGCGACGTATCAGTTAGCGGGAAGCAAGTTGATGTAGTACGTAATTACGTTACGAAAGGTACTAAAATATTGGTACAGGGATTCTCAAATGCTAAAGCATATTTAAGTAGAGAGAATAAGCCTATGGCTACATTACAGATTTATGCTCGGAATATTGAGTTACTTAGTAAAAAAGAAGAGCACGCCGAGCCAACATATAATTTACCACCAATTGACGAAGGTATATCACGTGGTGCGTTAAATTCTGACAATATACCATTCTAATATAATTATGTGGTATTAACTCAAAGATCAACAACAATTTTTATCAAATTTGAAAGGTATAATTATAATGAATAAAAGAATAATTTTAGCTATTTTAGCAACATCATTAACTGGGTGCTCTATTGTTCAAAATGGTACAGTTGGATTACAAACCACCTGGGGTAAAGTGTCAAGCCCACCCTTATCCCCGGGGTTTTATTGGTATAATCCGATTAGTAGCACTATTGTTATTTTAGATACAAAAGTTCGCACTGTCGCTGATTCTTCAGAAGCGGCTAGTAAAGATTTACAAAATGTGCAGACACAAATAACACTAAATTATCATCTCGGCGCATTAGACCCCGTTAATCATTTTCTACGACTCGGAAGCGACCAGCTTGGCTTAGAAAATAACATCGTAAAGCCCGCAACAAGTGAAGCGTTTAAATCAATTGTGGCGCAGTTTAACGCTGAGGAATTAATCACAAAGCGTGAATTAGTAAGCGCACAGATTAATGTTGCTTTAGCGGCAAAGCTGAAGCAGTATGATTTATTTGTTGACAGTATGAGTATTACAAACTTTTCATTTAGCAAAGGTTATAGTGAAGCCATAGAAGCTAAACAAATTGCAGAACAGCACGCTAATAAAGCCAAAAATGATTTAAATAGAATAACGGTAGAAGCACAACAGAAAGTTGTTGAGGCAAGAGGTCAAGCTGACGCAATGCAATTACAAAAATCAGTTGTTACGCCAGAATTGATAGCTTTGAAACAACTTGAAATTCAGTCAAAAATGATTGAGAAATGGGACGGCAAATTACCGACTTATAGCGGTGCGTCAGGTAATCCGATGATGATGTTAAATATTAAGTAGGTAAAAATATGCTTAGATTGTTGATAATGGTTATTGTAGATCTAATATTAATGCTCATTAGTTATGCTTTCTCCAAGGGAGATTCTTATTTTTGTGTTTCGTTTGCTATTTTTTTTGGCTTTCATGCTTTTGTTTTATTATATAAGACCTTTATGTTATTTTTGGGCATAATGCATTATTTTTATGAACAACTTGAACACTGATTTTGAAGATATTGGAGCTAAAAGATGAGATCTTGATAATGTATGCAAGTGTCCGATTTGTTCGGACACTTAAATAGTTTTACCCGCTTGTAAATCAGATAATGTTAATCCATTTGTGTACTCGAAATGCGGCATGTCTTTAATTGATTTGAAATTACCACCCCATTTCAAGCCTAAATCTGTGCCTATTTTGCCACATTTAATAAACAATAATGTATCTTGCCAAGCCGCTTTACCATCTACCACGGGGCAAAAATCAAAAGCTAATCTATAGTTATGGATAGATTGCCCAGCTTTTGCGTTAGTAACTATTTTACCGCTTGTAGTACGTCCTTGATTATATAGCTGTGTTTGTTTTTCATTATCACGATATGTGCTAGTTATAATAACTTTTATTCCTGCATCCTGACATTTCGCTATAAACTTATTACATAAATCTTGAACAACAGGATGAAGATCTTCAATTTTACGGGAGTCTATCATTATTTAAATCCATTTACTAAGTTTTTTTGTTGATTATATATCCCGAGTAAGCTATTAAATGATACCACACAACTATCATCATGAGCCTTTAAGCCTACTGCCCATTGACCGTATTCATAGGGGGATATGGCTCTATCGGTTGTGCTAATTGAGCTGGCAGTGGTTGCATTTGCACGCAACTTGTCATTTTCTGATTTGAGAGCCCCCACTCGGCGCATGAAGTCGTGAGTGATAATATTGTTAGCGTTAATATAATTTTTATAGTCTGCATTTAATTGTATTTGCTCCTCATATTTTTTCTGTATTTCTTGTTTTTGCTGATAGTCAATTATTGATTGTTTGTTAATATTTTCTATGTTTTGTTTTGTTGTTAATAATAATCTATTTTTAGTTTGAACTTCTTGATTAGAAGAGTTTAAATCAATCTTAAGCTGTCGCACGCTGTAATATGTATAACTACTATACCAACCCCCACAGAATGCCGATATAACGCCAAAGACAGACATATAACGCTGTATAAATGCCAACATTATTTTTTAATCCATGCTAAAAATGCACAAAAAGCTAACCCTACGGATGTTACAAATGTTTTATCATTTATTATATTAGTAACTAATTGCTCAAAAGCTGTTAAAAATATAAACTTCATAAATTGCTGATAAATATCATTGTGAAAAATAATAAGATATAGAACTAGAAGTGCAATTATAGTACAAGCTCTAAAAATCCTACTTTTACAGTGCATTTTAAACCAGTTAATTAATTGAGGCATAATCCCTACCTTTTTGTTCTATTTTATTTTCAAGTATAGATAATCTTTGTGATAGTATATCAAGCTCTCTTTTACCCATCTCAGCTTGATACTTCTGTTCAATTTGCATTGAGTTTAATGTCATTGCTACTGAGTCAAGCTTTGTATTAGTAGAATTAACAGTTACTTGTAACTCTTTAACTGATGACGATGTATTTCTGCTCATTACTATAAACCCCCCTACAAAGATTGCGCCAGATATAATCGACATAATGAATGCGTGAGGAAGCGTGAGAACTGTTGCCATTAATTTACACTCCTGAATAGATGTAGCCAAATTACTGTATTTATAACCATTGCAACATCAATTAGAATAAATATCATTTGTTTCTGACTCGGATAAGTATAATAATCTATTACGTCTTCTAATGTGTACCAAATATTACGGGCACATAAAAACGTAGCAATCCAAGATAGCCATCTAATTTTTAATGCATAGTCAAAATCCCTTAGAGCTATTGTTAAGAATACAACAGATAATATTGCAGTAACAAAATTGATTGGAGCAAACCACCAGTTTAGTTTAAACGCACCATTAGTGATTTTGCCTAGTTCATTGCCGAGAGATGACCAACGAAGACCGACATACCAAATGAACATCGGGAGACCTGTCAAATAAAAGCATCGCATAAGAAATATACTAACTAACATGTCCACCACCCCGCTCCATCAGATTTAATTGTGATTGGGCTATTTCCGGTTGCTTTTGCTGGAACATCAAACACTGCATCAACAACGCCATTTAGCGAATCACCGGTTGCTACAGATAACGTACCCGCAACACTTAATCCAGTAGCTGGGAATATAACCGTATATTCAGTTGCAGAAATTACTCCAACTGCGCTTGACAGCGGAAGCTCTATATTTTCACCCACGGTAGTTACAATTGCTAAGCGTTGAAACGGTGTTAGTTGTGCACCTGTGCTAGTAGTTAGTACACCGTATGCTGTATCTAACGTAGCTACTACTTTATTTGCAAATTGAACGATCGTGTCTGTGTTCTCTACTATACCAGCTAATGGCGCAAGTGTATCAAGAATTTGGTCTATTATTTTAATTTCTTTTTGAAGTCCATCTATTTGAACTACTTCGATTGCACACCCCGGAGTTGGATTGTTATTATACTTGACAGTCACTGTTTGGTCTGATTGAAATACCATGATTTTACCTTTTTTAAAATTAAATTGTTGCTAAACTAGTTATATTTGCACCAAGTGTTAGATTTGGCGCAACAGCTGTAAGAGCGCCAGTTGTCTGGTTAATAGAAAATGCTCTTGTCTGATTTGCGCCAGTATTTGAGCTAAACAGAAAATTACCGGAGAAATCTATTACGCAGTGCCGTGCCGTCGGTACATTAATTGTTGTTGTAGGAGTGCCGATAAGTCCGGTTGTCAAATTAATTGTAGACTGACTAACGTTACCTGCGGTTGCACTTGCATGATAAATAAACCTACCATTTCTACTTATGCATAGCCCAAACGGATTACCACCGACAGCAAAAGTCGCAGGAGATAGAGCCGTTAATTGCCCAGTTGTTGTATTAATTGAATACTGGCTAATTGTAGCTGTTGCATTATTTAATACATATGCGAATAAACCAGATGGATGAATAACTATATTAAAAGGAGATGTCCCAGTTGCAATATTTAAAGGACTTAATGCAGTTAATGCACCAGTTGTGCTATTTATACTATATTGAAATATATTATTACTTGCTGTATTAATTGCATATAGGAATTTGCCAGATGGATGAACTGCTAAATCTTGCATTCCTGCTAAAGCATTCACAGCTCCAGCTATAGCTACTAATTGTCCCGTTGCTTTAGTTATAGTAAATTGACTAATGGTGCCCGGAGCATTGAAGCCACATGCATACACAAACCGATCAGTCGGGTCAATTGCTATACCCGTTGGTGCAGCCGCGCCTACAACGGAGATTGGACTCAAAGCAGTTAATGCTCCTGTTGTACTATTTATGCTGTATTGATAAATCGCATTTGTAGTCTGATTTGTAGCATAAAGAAAATTGCGAAGTTTCGTAGTAGCAACAGCGTAAGGTACAGCAGGAGTTGTAACAGTAGCTGGTGCTAATGCAGCTAATGCACCGGTTAAATTATTTATACTAAATTGGGATATAGTTCCGCCTGTGTTTGCAGAAGCATACAAGTAACCCTGAGGTGAAAAAACAGTAGTCGGAACATATGCTGTAGTTATATTAAAAATTAAATCTGCAGGAGCTAGACTAACTAAATTTTCTATGCCAGTTGTAATCATATTAGTAATAGTAAAATTTTCGTTTAAATATGATCCCGCATATTGATATACTGTCATTGAAATTGGATTTGTATAAAATACAGTATAGGGCATAGAAATGGTAACTGCAAAATAAGAATTTGGCGTTATATTCCTTAAATATCCTCTGAATAATAAAAAGTTTTGAATATTTGTCTCATTTATTATACCAGCACTATCATTAACCTGTAAAATAGTTATCTCTGATTGTTTATAAGATGTGCTAGGGTTACCGCTAAATGTAAAAATAACATTTAATTCGGAACTACTACTAACTAGACGCAAATTATATGTTCCTATAGGATTAATACTTGGCGCAACTAATAATAATACTTCTGTCAGAGTCGTAAATGTGATAGAAGATGTAGGAGATTCGGGGCTTGGAGAAACTTGCACAGATGGGGCGGCTACACCATTTACATTACTGGTTAGGGATGTTGTTGTCAACGCAAGAGAATTACTATTTACAATTGGAGTATTCGAGGATACAGAGTTGACTACACTAGTCATAGTATTTGTAACACTTGATAAAACATTGGTAGTCGGTATATCGGTCGCAGTTGCCGCACTAACAGAGGCTCCATCCCCTTTTAATAATCCGATTACCGTAGTGCTAATAGTAATAGCTGGGGTTGTGAACGGTGTTGCAACAGTTCCAGCAAAACCATTTCCCGGAGCAACAGTAACTGCAGTTACTGTATCTACCCAAAACACATTGGCACCGCTTGTACCTAATGTTCTACCAGCATTACCCGTTTGAGATGGCAATAATGCATTGCGAGCAGCGGTACCCGTAGTTTGCCCCGTACCGCCTTGTGCTATGCTTGCTATTCCGCTAAGATTACTAAAATTAACTTGCGCATATTGAATCACGCCAGAGCTATTAATACCCGTTGCAAATTGATTTGTCGGTGCTGTACTTGGAACAACAGCGTTACTATTAGCATCGGGTAACGTAAATATCCGAGGTGCTGTCAATACTGACGTAAACGTCATTGTATTTGTCGTACCAGCTATTATAAAGTTTGTTAATGTATTGATTTTTAGCGGAATCACACGCCCATTTGCATCAATTCCGACTAAACCGTCAGGTAAGTTTTTTTTACCGTTATTCATTATGTATTAACCTTCACAAATTATACTGTAATCCACAATGTACCGTCGCTTTGTGCCGATGCGGAATTTTGAGCACCAGTTATTGGGAATGTGCCATCCAATGTGCCATCCAATTTGACACCCACTGGAACTGCTAAAGTTCCAGTATTTGCACCAGTTCCTAATTTTAAAGTATACGTGATGCCGGCAATAACACTCGCAGGGGCTGGTAATGTTCCAGTTAGAGCATCTGCATCCATTATTACAGTAGTCTCAGATACTAAAAACTGATGATTTGCTGTTTTATGAACAACACTTGGCGTTAATGCCCCTACATTTCCAACAACTTTATTTGCAAATTGAACTATGGAGTCTGTATTGGTAACAGTTCCAGCACTTGCGCTAAATGATGACAGAACTTGGTCAATAACAACTGCTTTATTTTGTACCCCTAATGAGTCAATAAAGGATACCATGCTGCCTGCTGTTACAGTCGTAGGAACAACAGCATTACTGTTAGCATTAGGCAATGTAAATACACGTGGCGCAGTTAAAGCAGACATAGTAAACGTCATTGTATTTGTCGTACCAGATACTAAAAAGTTTGTATTTGCAGTTAAAGTTTCACTGGTAAAAGACGGGGTTAGGCTTGTAGAAAACACATTACCCAGAAGCTGCATATTAGTACCTGCAACATAGTTATTTTGCATCTGTGTATAACTAACAGCCGTAGTCCCGATTACCCCGCCGCTATTGTTAGTGTTAAACCATGCTGTGCTACCAAATACAGTCCCGCCTTCGTTTATATAAACTCTACTCCCAACAATCGCATCCCACGTGCTCATGCCTACATAACGAGTTAACGGAGTAGAAGCGCCATTATATGTATATAGCCCACCTTCTGCGGCTGCGGTTTGATTTCCTCCTGATGCAACTGGAATTAAAAATACAGAATCACCAATATTTGGCGTTACTCCGTCCCAATTTATCGCTCCTGGAGTTGCAATTGTTATATTTGCTGTGGCAACTGCAACAGCTTCAAAGACAACGCCACCATTCACAAAATTGTTAATTTGCGCCTGAAGATTTGAAGTAGCACCAGCTAAGAACCCAAACTCTGTGCTGTCAACCGTACCGGGTAAAATCCGGAGAGGGTCTAAGTTGACAATTTGATCTGGATCTATTTTACCTAAATTATCTAATCCAGGTACTCCGTTTGCTAAATTTTTTGATCCGTAGTTCATAGTTTTTTCCTTTTTAAATTAAATTTTACTATTATTTTTATTTATTATACCAGCTTGAAGTTTGATCATCCCAGTAATAGTCATTTCCATTATACGGGAATGCGATATTTTGGGATGAGGTTGTATCGTTAATTAAATCACCGAGAAATGGATTAATCGTTAACCCAGAAAAATCACCAGTTCCAACTGAATACGTTTCACCAGCAACAACAGTAGAGCCTTTAGGTAAAGCAATTATACTAGCACCAGCTACAGCTCTAACGATTTTATCGCCAACGCTCATTTGATAAAAGGGTGCTGACACTTCTTTTGGAACTGCTGCATTTCCTGCACTAATAACTGTTGTACCGGGAGTAGTTATGGAATCTACGTTAATCCCAAACCCAGCATTAATAAATTGCGATGAATTAGTATTATTATTTATAGAACTAATTCCACCGCCTGTGTCAGCTTTTGCCCAGTCTTTATAATTACTCATTTTTTTGTTCTCTATAAATTAGTATCAACAATAACTCCGATGTATTCGCAGCCAGCAACTTCATTTGTAATTAAATTAACTGACTGTATCACTCCCGCAGGATACACTCTATTACTTGTCGAAATATCAAGGTTTCCGTTATCTATATCAGACCAGCGGTCATCGATATCGCTTCTAGCTTGTACATTTACTGTACCGCTTAATCCTGTTGTAACTACTCCTGTGCCAGATATACTACCGTCGGGATTTGTAACAATTCCAGAATAGAATACTAGCGTTATCTGAGTATTAATAATATTGTGTTTTGCATCATTCTCAATATTAAGTTGAGAAGTTGGGTAAATTAATACCCCCTCCTTATCAATTAAATAATTAGCAACTCGCATTATTTTGCATCCTCAAAAGTTGGCAAAGGCAATAGATTCCCTTTTCTTGCTTCTCGAATAACTAGACGTAAGTTCTCTGCATAATCAAATACCGCTTGCTTTTTTGCGTCTGAATATAAGCCACTAAGTGCCTTAAGCTGTCTATAATCATTTGCGCTAAGTAAAGTTTCTGCTTGACCGATTAAAATATTTTTGTCTTGCTCAAACTTAGCCGCCGCAATTTCTTCATCAGTATATGAAAATTCAGTCTTGCCTTCTTGAGTCAGAATTTCTAAAGCTCGTGATGTGCAGTCTTCATCTTTTTGTTCAATCTTGATTGCAGTTTTTGTCTCAACTACTTTCATAACACGTTTTTTATTTTCATCTAGCACGCTCTGGTTGCTTTTAATAATATTATAAATTAAATCACCTTTTTCATCTGTTTGAAACTTTTGAGGTAAATTTTTTCTACCGATGCTAATTAAATCTTTGTCTGAGTAAGCCCAGACTTTGCCGGCTGTATCTTTAAATGTACGCATGTTTATCATTTTATTTGTTTCCTTTAAATTTTATTTTAAGCCCGTAATTCTGTCCAAAGATTAAGTACAGCGCCATTTGATCCGGTTATCTCATAACTTGTATTGGGTTCAATTACTGAAAAAACTGTTATTTGTGTTCCAGCCCCCCCATTGTTTGCAAATAAGGCTCTTGCAGCTCCGTCAATAAGCAGTAGAGCTGTTGAACTCGAATTTGGCAGTATGCATAATACAGATAGTGCAATCGGCTTTTCTGTTGCATTTATAAATTGAACACCAAATGAACGACTTCCTGTAACATTTTGCCATGTTTGATCAATCCCAAACAGCAGGGATCTTACTTCATCAATATCAGCTAAAGTTGCTATCTCTGAGTTATTTTTTTCATAAAACACACCATTTCCGCCACCTAGAAAGTTTAACCCGAATCCTTCACTTGTGCTGTTAAATCCACGTATCGGAGCGCCCCCTAAAAACCCATTTCCGTAGAATATGCGTAACCCCGTGTCGACAGTTGAACGCAAATGAAGTCCAGTTTCACCCAGAACACCTGAGCCAAAAGCTGTACCAGTAAAGAAAAGGTTATCTTCAAATGTATTAGCACCAGTCCACGTATTATCTGATGCTAACAAGAAAAATTCCCAATCCACACCATTGATTAATGATGGCGTTACAACAAAATTTGCTGTATTATTATCGTGTAAACTCCTAACATATTTCTTAGATGCAAAATCAAATAGGATTACATTAATTGGATACCCTCCATTTTCATCTGAGACCGCCTGCTCGAATGTTGATTGTCCACCCGATGTTAGCCATAATATGAATTGCGAATATAGGTTAAACACACCGTTCATCTCAGGCCGCTTTACTGTTTCCCCAATGGGTAGTATTGTACTCTGTGACACAGGGAAGCCAGTTTGTTGATTGGCTTTTAACGAGTCTGCGCCAACCGATGGTAGCACTTTGTCACCAGCTGTACAAAACGGCTTTATAATTGCTGTTGGTTTTAATATTGTCATTTTTTTATATTCCTAAAATCAAGTTTACTTTATACCCCGCTGAGCGTGGTAATGTTTCTGTATTTGAAAATAACTCTATTTCGTAATTTTCCAGTTGATACGGGAAGTAATAAGTTATTTCTAACGGTGCTTCAGATTTAACAAAAGGTACTCCTCTCGGTACAACTCTGCCGACTTTCTCGTAGCTTTGTATAATTTGATTTAAATTAAACAAAGAGTTATTTGTTGTATACTTTCGATAAAGTAAATATAACAAACTACGATACTGTTCGTCAGTTAATCCGATTTCAGGCGCATAAATACTATTATAAAAATTTCCATGGTCAAAATTCTGAGGGTATTCTTTATCATCCGCCGAAGTAACTCCAGTATCAAAACCAAATACACCATCGTATGCTTCACCAGATTTTACTACTCTTGACTGATTGAGGATTATCCCCCAATTGTCTAATCCATCAGTATTAGAAGTGATTATATTAAGAAAATTACTAGCAAATTGCATATCGTCGAAACTTAGTGCTGATGTGATGCCAGAAATCAACGTTTTTAATCTACTGCTGTTTTCATATTGAGTGTAAATAGCCATTTATATATTAATATTTCCTAAACCGTTATTATTGTAACATTTGAAGCAAGAAAAGGTACAACTAAACTATCGCTAATTTTCATAGTGTAATTTGTTTGATCTATTGCAATAGCCCCGATATCAAATGTTATTTCCAAAATAGGCGTTATGCCATTATTATTTAATAATGTTAAAATTTCACTTGCTAATATTTGCCTCCCAATTCTATTAAAATTATATTGATCATTCATTATAGTTGCAATTTTATTTGTAAGATCAAGCGGATACGAAGCTCCTCCCTGAACTTTTATAGTTAGTTTAAGGTCATAATTAACTGCAGTTTGCCAGTTCATTGTTTGTGTTTGTACTGTATTTGGAATATTAACCACTTGACTTGTATTGCCACTTGTGCCAATACTTGTACGTTTATATAACATATCCGCTATTTCCAATGCATTGCCGCCGCTTAGTACCGCTAAAATACTTATCGGATTTATTGCTACACCATCGATAATTTCAATATTAGTAGTTATATTTTGTGTCACATAATAACTTGTAACACCCGATAATGTCGCGCATCCAGCTAATACGCTATCTAAGCTATTTGCAGAACTAAAAGCTAAACTATCGATTCTATTATTTCTAACTTGTACATCGTTTTGTACTTTTGTCCCTATAGTGCCCAGAAGCGGATTATTAACAGTATCCCACCCGTTTATAGTTGTTACTATAGTTGTTAAAGTATTTGCTGTAACTAAAATATCACCCGCTATTACTGCACTAACTGCAACTGTAATAGTGCCACTTATTCCAATTGTTACAGCCACATCGGTCTGGAATTGATCGCCATTTGTTGACTCAATCAAGCTACCCGCCGGTATAATTGTACCACTCAAGCCATTTAACACACAACTTGCTGTTGAAAAAGTCGCAGGTATTCTCTCACTACCTATGTTTGCTATAATAGAATCTAATGCAAAACCAGTAGCAACATTCGGATTTAGAGTATACATTACTTTTATCATGTTAGCATCATAAGCAATAATTGCATTTGCTATTTCTTGTATTTCTTGTCCAGTCGGGCTACTTGGATCTGTATTAACCGCATTACCTAGCGCATTTCTATATATTGCGGTAGCTTCTGCAAGAGCTTCTTCTGCAGTAATTGGTATAATCCCCGTGTTAAATAGTTGCATTAACTATAGTACCTTTTGAATCAGTCGTATCAAACTCAACTGTAATTGTTGTTATCCGCTTTTCTCTATCTTGAACAAAATCAATATTCGTTACTTTTGTTACAAATGCAACATTACTCACAACATCTTTAACATAACTATATAACAATAATTGGTCTAATGTTTCACCCATAATTGCATTATACGGCATTCCAATAGTTGTATTAAAATCATATTCACCAAGCCATAAACTTAATGCTGTAGATACCGTCTGCGCTACACCTGCAACTCCGTTTATCATTGCAATGTTACCGTTTTGATCTAAGTAAATGTCTCCATTTTCATCAAGTGCTACGGTGGGTTGATTTATTGCCATTTTATACTGTTATTCTCTCTAAACTAATGCGCCCGTATTACTGCCACCAGATGTAACACCACTATGGACATGAGTTATAAAATCTTTCCCGCTAACACTTAGATTATTACTAATTGTCATTGATGATGTTGCCTCAACAATACCATCTAGTTTAATATTTGGGGCTTTAATCGTAGCCAAAGTCGTAGCCTCGATAGTAGCATTATTTGCTTTAACTATAGTGTTACCAGTGGTTACGATGGTTATTGGCTTATCAACGGCTTCAATAGTTACCTCATCATCAGTTATTTTAACATAAATTGATGGCAATGTGTTAGACCAATGACCAATTATAATAGCATCTTCTAATGCGTGTGAGCGAAACAGTGCAGGAGTCTGCCGTGCTTCAGTTCTTTTTACTGCATCAATCTGTCGCTCACAATACCCGATCAGCACTTTATCATCTTTTTTATACTCTGTTATTAATCCGGCATTGCCACCTCTCATCATCACACAGGGCACATCATAAATTTGTGGCGCAGGCGCTGATCGATCGTTATTATCTACATTATTTATTAGTGATTGTACAGTCATTCTTGATTTATCGCTATTTACTTCTAAAACTTCCGCTAATGTCAAAGTATGCAATCCTAACATCTTTTTTAACATAAAAAACTCTAGCGCATCAGTTAATGATAAATCATCAGTTATTTTTCTTGAACTATTAAGCGCCATTGTCTAAGCCTTGTAAACTATTGTAACTACCTTTTACAGTGCTAAACCAGTTCTCATGTCGATTATTTAAGCTAGTTTCTATATCATACGCGAACCATTGCCCATTAGATTTTGGTATATACGTGTTAGTCTCTAGTTTAACGTATTGTCCAATTTGTAATTGAGGCGTATATCGCATTTTAAATAATACTCCCCATTGGTCTGGTATTGGGAAGCCTAACAACCCGCTACTGCTATTTACATCTAAAATCTGATTACTTAATGCTTGTCCTTGCGGTGCAATTTTAACTTTGTTTAAATCTACAACACAATTTGTTTGTGTTTGCTTAGAGAGCTGTTTTAGTTGATCAATCGGACTACCAGTCAAAATGCAATTATTCAATACTCCGCTAACTCCGGTATTTTCAAAGCTATAACCGATACTAGTTGCAATATTATTAAAAACCTGAGCTACATCTTGAGTGCCAGCTGTATTAATTGGTGCTGTTGCGTCAATTGCATTTTGGTAGCTAGTTTGGCACTCAAAGTGCATGGGGCGTGACGGATTGCTATAGTCAGCATATGCTTTTACAATAAAACCGCTAAATGCCAAGGATTTAGCTTCACCCTCATATTGTGCAAATACATCTATCTTATTTGACTCATAAACTAAAGGTTGATAACCAGTTGTGCTTAGTGTTGCTATATCTGTATTACTCATGCCGTATATTACAATAGATGCAGTGTTAGTGAAATTATTATTAAGTGTTTTTTTAATTGTAGCATCTACTGTTAGCGAATTAACTATTTTCTTGTTGCTATTTCCATTAAACGTGCCAGTTACTAGTGTTATCTCAACTTCTAATTGCCTAACCTTTAATTTTTCCGGATTATTTAAAAATGCCATTTTATAAATCCGCTTCTGTATAATATATTAGCGATTGACTTATACCGAATAGCCTATAGTCCGGTAAAGTATCTAAATTGCCATCATTATTTAAAATGATAAAGTTGCCATTAAAAATATTCTGAATGTATTTATACGGTAAGACGGCAGTTATACTTAATTGGCGCCCAAGTATTATTGGGTTATTATCTAATAATACATCAAAGTATACTCTATTACCTCGTGTTAGCAAATTAATAATACAATTCTGTTTATTTAATACAACAACTATATTTTGATTTGGTACTGCTAGAATTGGTATATTTAATGCCATTACTTACTCCCAACCTCGCCAAAACCTTTACGCAGCAATGACTGCTCTTTTACAGGCTGAACTTGTCCAGCTTCCACAGGGGCAGTATTGTTCGGATTAGCTACAATTTGCGCTGTTCCAAATTCAATACCGGTCATGCGTATTTCTTGAAATATCATGTTAAACTCATAATGCAACTTGTCCGGTCTTTGCTCGAAAGATAGATCGTAAAGACTATAGTTTCTATATATGTTTCCGCACATAAACCAGAAGCTCTCGCCACCTTGATCTATCAATCTTTGTTGCGGTTGTAGTATAAGATTAACAAGAGTTTCACCGCTTGCTAACTTATCCAATGTTTCTTTAACATCCGTGGGGCTAACAAATGGATTTGCGTTTTTCGCAGGTATTGATTTTAAAGCTGTAATTGTAACATAAGTCGGGGTATTTTGTTTACTATCACTGCTAAACGTGCCATTTTCTAATACCTCATATGCTACATTATTTTGATTCTTTTGCGCATTGTGAGTATACGTGTTAAACGCAACTATTAGCTCGCCAGTCTGTGTATCGTATATCATAATTTATACCCGCTGTCTGCATTAGTTACAACGTGTGATAAATGCTTGGATATTTCACCCGCTATATTTTGCGCTATTTCTTTTGAGTTTGAGTTGGGCGCATTTATAGTTATTTTACCCACACTGACAGCGTGCTGTTTATATGTCGCATCTGCCTTTTGTCTTAATTGTCCTGCTGTCATATTTCTAAATGACGGATTAGCTTGTAGTACACCTTGGCTCATAATTTGATTTAATGGACTATTCGGATTAGCCTGTAGCACATTTCTGCTTCCATTTATCCCAAGCATTTCACCCAGATATAACTCACCACCAGTTGCGTCTCTTCCCAAAAATTCATGTAATGCTTTCGCTGTCTTTTTTAAATTCTCAATTCCAGCTCTCGCATTTATTAGTGGATTATTCTTTTGTGATAAATCTTTGACTCCACTTTCTTTAGCTGTACTATCAATTAATTGGAATAACCCACTCGCTGAGCTACTATTGCTCCTAGCGTTAGGGTTTAAAGAGCTTTCTATACTTGCTATTGCTAATGCTTTCTGCGTATCAAACCCAAGAGCTTGTGCAGTTTTATGTATTATATTAACAACATCAGACTTGCTACTATCGTATACTGTTGATACAGCTCTTGAAGCTTTTCTTACACCAGTGCTAATTGTTTCTTTTGTTTTAGTTACTCCGCTGCCGATTGCGTCTTTTACATTCTTTACGCCATTTGATATTTTATTAAATACCTTATCAGCCTCCTCACCGAAATCATGCATATATTTAGTTACACTATCCCAGTTTGTAATTAATAGCGTAAGTGCTGTTATAATCGCAGTAATTGCTAAAACTACAGGATTTGTCATAAATGCAACCATGGCAATACGTGCTACACCAATTGCTGTAGCCACACCTCTAAATATTGCAATTAATTTACCCGCTGCCCAAATGCTTCCCAGAACGGCTGCCGTTACTTTGCCGAACGTTATTATCGCTTCTTTATGTTCTACAATCCAATCTCTGATTCCTTTTGTAGAATTAGCGATTTTTTGATAATATGCTCCGAATGCAGACTCTCCGCCATGCATCCACACTATAAAATCCTGTACCACTAAACTAATACCCACGATTACAGCACTTAAAGCTAAAAATGGAGCGGATACACGAGCTAAACTTAAAAATGCAGGTATTAGCATTGCTGTAATGACAGTAGAGATAGCAATTAATCCACTTACTAATAACTGTGGGTTTTCTCGTAAGAATAGAACACCTTTAGTTAAAAGCTCAGTAAATTGTTTAAGTGGCGTTAATAATGTACCTACAATTATATTACTTGCTGAATTAAAGACCATTTGCAGGTCATACATTGCATTCCGATATTCGAGCGTCTTTTGCGTGTTTAATGAGCTAAAATCTCCCAGCTTTTTCATGTTACCTACAAGCTGTTGAATATTCGCATTACCGCTTGCTAATAGGCGAATTGTCGCAGTATCTAATCCGAGTTGCTCACCGAGTTTTAACTGCCATACTTTTGGTAATGTTTTGAACTTATCACCCAATTCACTCAGAACTGTGACAGCATTCTTAACGTGTCCGTTTGTATCTTTAATGTTTATACCCAAACGTGCAAACGCAAGTTGACCAACGCTTCCGAACGATGTCTGCATCTCACGTATTTTGCCCGTAAGATTACCAATTGATTGCTGGAATGAAGCTGTAGAGCCGCCGTTTCTACGTACAGCCTCGCCCCAAGCCTGTAGGTCTTGTTGGTTGATATTGGTTTGATATGATAGATTGTCAAGTTGAGTAGCTAGTTCTGTAACTCGCTTAACTTGATCTTTTAAGAAGTCAATAGACGCTATCGCAGTAAATGTTTTAATTATTGACTTAGCCATGCCGTCAACAATAGTATTAATTTTGCCAGCAGATTGCTTTGTCTCAGCATCATTGAATAATATTGATATTAAAAACGTATCTAAGTTCACAATAAATTACCTCTGTGCAATTGCATCAGCTTTTAATTGTTCAATTTCATTATAAGTCGTTTCATTATAATTATTAACTAGAACTAACTCAAATAAGTCAAGTATATCTTCATAATAATAATAGTTTTTTAATTCGTATAATGTTGCTAATTTTGCATTTATAACTGCTACAAAAATAGGCAGTAAATTTTTATGAGAAATACAAAAAGAGGTATCCATATACTTTTGCGGTATATCAATCCTCGTCCGAGTTACAAAAAACCTAAATTCAGCCTTATTAATTCTCTTGTCAACTGAACCAAAGACTTCCAACTCTCAAGTTTTTCATCAAGCAACTCATGTGTAGCTGGAACTACTTTATTGTTGCCAATATCAATAGTTAATCCATTCATTAATTTAGATAGTAGTAGCTCAAGGGTTTCGCTATCTAAGTTAGCTAGTGCACCTTTTATAGCATCAATTAATAGCGTAATAACTGGCACTTCGATATTTTTATCTGCGCCTTCTTTTTTATCTGCGCCTTCTACTTTAACACCAGTTTGTAATAAATTGTTTAATACTTGTTCAACTTCTTTTTTATTGCTAGCACTTCCACGAGCGATGATTCTTATTATATCAGTCATAACGTCTAATTGTTTAAATGCCTTAAGTTTTGGAGCATAAAACTTAAACACATTGCCATTTTCTGTAATTGTAAACTCTTTTATATTTGCCGTTAAATCTTGCATTGCTTTACCTTATTATAATAAGCCGATTGCTGTTTGTTCTAGTGCAGATAAAGCACTCACATTTGGAACCTGTGCGCTCCATTTAATAGTCCTTGGTTGTGCTATATCTTTACCTTCTATACCTTTTGGTGCAGATAACATCACAAAGTCTACATATACAAATTTTTTACCAAGAGATGGGAATACAACTGTTAAAATACCATCATTTGGCTGTCCGCTTAAGTAAACAACACTCTGTATTGTATCTAACTTAGTTAATGTAGGTGAGCCTGCAAAAAAGCTAAAACTACCCTCTATCTTTGTTGCTTTTATCCCCACACTTGCGTAACCATCGTTACCCACATCATAGTTTACCATATCTGCATCATTAATTGCAATAATATGGTCTGTAGAAAAACCTTCGAACTTAATTGCACCGGTTGTTAATGAACTATATATAATAATTGCGTTTTTACTTGTTGCTATTAGCATTTTATAACCCTTTAGAAAAATGTAACTGTGTTAATTGGTAATATATTTATAGCACTGTTCTTGACATATAAGACAAACCATGTTGAACTAGTTCGCAATTTACGCTGTATTTCAGTTGGTAAATCATTTCTGATAATATAGCCGTTCACGGTTAATTCATTAATACTAACCCCATATGTTGATAGTACGCTCTGTGCCGTAGCTGGTGAGAACGTTAAACCTTTTGCTACTAGTTTTGTTGCAACTACTTTTTCCATGGATGATGTAATTGTAGTATTAATCTCACTCAATCCATCGGAAGATGTAACCTGCGGTGTGCTTGTGAATAAAATAGCTAAATCGCCCTGTATTTGCGCAGAGATAAAAACTTGAGCCATCAGATTATCAATGAATGACCAGAACCCCGAAATGCCACCAGTCTGGAAGAAATTAAATAAAGTTTTTCCACCCGATAGTTTGTAAGAACCGTAATAGTTGACACCTTTTGCATTTAATATTTTACCGATTGCGGTACTGGTAACCGTTGGAATTAACCCCTCTTGCGACTTCCATGCTAACGTCATAGCACTGTTAGCTAGCGATAAATCTACAGAAGCAAATATACCGGATGCTGCAAAAGCTGAATTAATCACATCTTCTTTACCCGCTGTATCAAACTGTGTAGCAAAAATAGCAGTATTTGATAGCTCTGCCTCTGTAATTAAAAAATTTATGCTTGTAGTATCATTAGTCTGTGTTATTGCAATTTCGTCACTCCAACAGAAAAATCCAACGTTTGGATTTTCTAGGTTTGACGCCCAAGTTGCGACATCTAGTTTTACTACATTAGTAAGATCACCTTGTAAATCATTCACAAATATTATACTAAACTGATCGTCGAACTGATTATATAAATAATCCAAGTTGTCTACAGTTGTAAGAGCGTCTGCGCCTTGTGATAATACTGCGCCTTTCACTTGAGACAATTGGAATAAATCAGCCAAACCACCGACAGATGGTGTGCTCGTTGCGAAGCTAAGCGTATTTGCTGCGCCAACTTCAGTTAAACTTGCTGTGAATTTATTTGTAGTGCCACTGTATACAATTGCAAAAGAGGCAGGTATTCCTGCATTTGCTGTTTTCATTGCTGTTGCTAGTAATGTAGCTGCTTGTGATAAACTTGTTGCTGTTGATAAATTAATTGCAGTTGTATTATACACAACATCATTAATCGTCATTGTAATATTACCAGCAGTAATGCCTTGTAAAGTTAATAATAGCGAACTCGGGGTTGTAACTTTAGAAGATAAAACATACGGTGCAATGTCGTTATTAATCCACTTGCCAAAATAAATATACGGTGGCAATAGAGCGGATTGCGTGCTTGTTTTGAAATACCTAATCGCTCTTGTATGCTCATCTGACGATGTGCCAAAATATTTACCCACATCATCTGCGCTAGTAAATGTTAGAATCGGTGTTGTTGTTGGAACTAGTGGGTTATTCGTTAGTCCAATCCCTGTGAAAATTCGCCTTGTGCTTAAAATATTGGATACCGTGCTTTTTACGGGTATCTGATTGCTAATATCTATTGCTGTAGTCATCTTAATATATCTCCTTGTAATTGATTATAATATCATTTAATCCGATGCCATTTTCCGGCAATAACACTCTGTTAATATCTAATGTATCAAAATTAATAACGAATCGTGGCATATATCTATCTCGATCATTATATTTAGTTAGATTCTTAACATCCTTAACTACTCCAATACCAGCGTTATATTGCAATAAAAAGTTACTTGCCGATGTTGAGTTTAAGTAAGTTAATAAAATATTACTTGACTCATCCGCTTTCTTACCGTACAAATCTATTTGCCAACTTTTATCATTAAAGCCAGTAATTGTATTTATCTGTGTATCAGCGTCAAACTTATTAAGCGGTAACGCTAATTGTCTATTTTCTAACAGCCTGATAATAATAAAACCGTCATCTGGTGGCTTGACCTCATCATTCAAAAAAGCATTAAATACATTATTTGAATCATAATACTGATATACCGTTGACAATAAATTAGTTACCATTAGGTAAATTATTTGTGCGCTACTCACTTATAACGCTTTCAGCACCGTACACTAAAATCCAATCCGTATTGAACTGATTTTCTATTCCAACAATTTTATATTTTAGTCCATTGTATACAATATAATCACCACCTGAGCCTAAATTTCTATTTAATCCGGTTAGATCACTGTTATTTATCCAGAATGCTTTATAAATTGTAGTTGCGCTATAACCGTCAATTGCTTGTATTTTTTGTCTATCCGCTAACTGTACATTCGCTTCAACTGTAACTGGGGTACTATATATTACTGTTACATCGCCTAGGTTATTTGTCTGTCCTACATACGTGTATATGTCAATCTCAACAGATGGATATGTAGCCTCTACTAATTCACTTGCCAAATAATTTAAATTCATGATGTTACCTTAAACCTTACGGCATCACGCATAGTGCCGTCTTGGATTAATGGGCTATCAAACCCTTTTTTATTAATTGTAGCTTCAGCGTTTCTCGGTGAACCACTTGCTGCCCACCAGTTGATTTTGTCTTTAACATCTGTCATTGCCACAAGACCAACCGTTTGCATTACTTGATATGCATTAATATGTTCACCTTGCGATATTATTTTTTTTCTCATTATATCTGCCCATTTTGCCTTTTCATTATTAAATGTAGGTTGCATAAATGGTCTTGGTGGTATTGATTCTGTACCAAACTCTTGGTATATTGCCACTTCTGCTATAGGAGTGCCATTTGAATAGGTTGAGTCTTCAAAAAACCCAACGTCTACTCGTGCTTTTTGTTTAGCTACTGTTGCGATAAACTCTTTTAATTTGTCACCGCCTTTAATGATCATGGTATAAACCTAAAACCACCGTAAGATTTCATTAACTGAGCAATTTTGGCTCCCCAGCGTGTTTGGTTAAACCAGAGGTATATATTGCCCTTATCTACTTCCATGCCTACAGTAACAGTGCCCTGTGTGCTAGAGCTCAATACGCCGTTAGCTCTTCTAACTTCAAGTTCGGCTAAATGTGCTAACATAACATAGTAATAGTGTAACTGTACAGACTCTTGCTGTAATCTTGAAATGATGGGCTGTCCGAATGTGATCGCTTCAACCCATAAATCATTCAATACTAAATCTGAAACATTACTATACATTGTATACCGAGCCCTCCAATCTGCAATGACAAGAACTGGTGTATACATTCTATTACTTCATAACTTCAACAGTTTTTTGTTTTGTAACAATTGAATTATCAGGAATTACAGGTTCTTTATCTTTTTGCTTTTTCTTTGCGTCAGAATCTGTCTTAGCGGTGTAAATCATTGGCTCAATTTTAACGCCATCAGATGTTACACCCCCAAAAATATAGATATGCGCTTTGTATTTGTCTTGTATTTGAGCAAAAACAGCTTCATCAATTTCAGTAATATGCGGTGCGCCGGATAATTCGCCTTTTACTTCTATAGAATTACTGTTAGTTCCTTTGAATACATATTTTGTATTGCCAAGATCAAACCCGTGTGCAACTGGTGCTGTGCTATAAACTTTAATCATTGTCATATTAATAAGCCCCGCTCAATGTTACTACTGCTAATGATGCTAATAACCCGCACCCACCTGATCCACAAGAAATTTTCTGTTTCATTGAGGACGTATCACGCACAATACCATGACTACGATATTTATATGTGAATAAATCTTTTACCACACTTTCGCCGATTGCATTTCGTGCAATTAATTGGAATGTATGCGATACATCATATTCTGGCGCGAACTGCACCTCTAAGTTTTTGAATATTGTTTTTAATTGCGCTAGAGGCGTTAAACCAAAACTATTTGTAGCTCCGTTTAATGTACCGACTTGATTACTACCAACTAAGAGCAATAAATCAGTATTTTCATCTACATTACCACCCATCTGCGCTTGCAATGCATTAAATGCTGTAACTGAAACATCATTAACAATGTCTTGTGATGCTCCTCGTGCGGCTTTATCAGACCACAATGGGCTAGCACCAGAACCATTTGTAACAGGTACAGATGCGTTTAACTGGGGATGGTTAATTAGACCAAATGTGCGAGTAATAAATGCACCTGAACTTGTTAAATTACCCAAGAAAAACAGCTTATTTTGAGCTATTGATATGTTAGTTGCGGCCGCGTTCTCTTTGCTTGCAATTGCATCAATCTTAGCTCGTGATAGCTCGGCAACTTCTAAATCACCGTACTGAACCATCGTTTGAAGCCGTACCACATCTAAAATTGGAAATGTTACATTAATATCCGATTTTTGTGTTGCACTAAAATCATCATACCCTTCAACATCGCCGGAAGGAGCACGCTCTGTGAATGGAACAAATCTATCTTCAAAACCACCCTGTTGCCAAGGATCGCCCACATTTGTATATGCTCTTTTAAGTAAAAGCTGGTCAACGATTTTATTACCATTAAGAAGCATCACGTGCCACGGCTGTATACCATTGCTTGAAGGGTTATAGGTGAAAGTGTCCGCATCCATTACCATTTTACGAAATGATGCATCATCTTTAGTGAATACGGGGATATGTCCGTTAAAGTGTATGCCTTTTCCTTTATAGAATGACAATAACTCGTCTTTATTCATATTAATATCCATTTTGTTATGCTCCTACATTCTGAGTATTGGTTATTACAATAAGTGCATTAACTACCCAACCTGCAGGTACTTGCTTAACCCTAAAGTTAGTTTCACTACCGCCAACTGGTGCTACACCGCCTAATGTTTGTGATTGAAAAGTACCATCAGGCATTGCATACACAACTGAACCGGCTAGAGGTAACCCTCCGCTTTCTAATGCAATCGCTAAAGCAACTGGAACACTGCCACGAGTTAATACCGATACATTCTGCCCCTCTGGGACTACATTGCCGAATCCTGCCCGTGCGTCTGCAAACGATATAGTAGACTCGTTACTACGAAGTGCAACACCTGCAAATGGGTTTGTAGCTATTCTTGTTTGTGTAACAGTAGTGTCTAATCCATCGTTATCGGAGATAAAACAACCACTACCAATAATAATATCAGTAATTGCTTGCGCTCCAAACGTTGCGCCATCTAATAATGCACCCGTTGGGACTCCTGCTTGAAATTTATTAGGATTAGCGGCTTGTTTTTGTATACCTGCTGAAAGTGCCATAATTAATTATCCTTAAAAAGTTTTGAAAAATGATCTGGAACTAATGAATCAGTACCGCTAATTGCATTATCAAATACTGTTTTCATTTTATTATTGCGATTAACTACTGGCAAAATCTCAACCATCGCTTGTTTTTGCTCTAGCGTTTTACCTGCTGATTTAATTTTGTAATTATCTAAAATCTTGTCGTAAACCGCATCCGCTGAATCAAACACATTTTTATCAATCTTACCGCATGCTTTTGTATATGCAGTGATTGCATGATCAAATGTAGTTGTTTTCTTATTGTATTTTGCTAATTCTTCAGCCACACGCTTTGCAACAATTGATTCTACTGCGTCAGCATCCATTGTTTTTTTAGGTTTTGGATCTTCTTCTGGATCTTCATCTTCAGGCTTTACTTTAGGTTTTGGATCTTCTTCTGGATCTTCTTCTGGATCTTTGTCCTTAACTTTATCAGTAGTGCCTTTTTTCTTTAAGGCTTCGATCGCCTCTTCTTTTTCTTCAGCTGACAGCTCATCATTAGCCATGATAGTTTTTACTGTCTCGATACCCTCATCAAATGACATTGACTCTGAATCTGTGACTAGCTTTTTAAATGCTTTTAAGAACTTCATTTTTTTTATTCCTTCAATTAAACTATTAATATTAAATGCATTATCTGCAACTACTGCGAGCTTGTACCGTGGATTGTCTACCATCGCAACATGATTAGCTGCAATGTTAGTCATAATCAGATCGTACTTCTGACCATTATGTACCCCATCTTGGATTTTTGGCGTGTAAGTGTATCCACAAGATAAATACTTGAGCCCATTTTCGAGCGCATCTATCGACTTTTCACTCCAATATACAATAGTACCCTTTAGTTGATCACCGACTAGACCAATTTCTCCTGTCGTGCCAGCAATAAATTTAGTTTTATAATCAGATGCGCTAAAGTCCATATGTTGTGATAAAAGTGGCTTATTGCTGAAATCTGAGTCTTTGATCTCGTCTTTTGGTCTGTACACGTAATAAATTGCATCTTGGTCTAAGCCATATGCATTGTAGTCTGGGATTTCACGCCCCCAGTATTTAGCTACATCTTCACCCGTAATTACACAGTTCTCAACAGTTAAATAACCGTTTATATCTTTTGTTCTGTTGCTGTCCATTACTAAAGAATTTATTTTATTTTCTGTTTGACCAGCCATTTCTATCTTCTGCTCTAAATATGCGCATGTAGTAATTATATGTGGTAATTGTAGCAGAATAAAATAGCAGATTATGATTATTGGGTAATTTACACACGCATTATGGTAAATTGTGGTATAATGTAGGCAACGAATAGACATACTTAATTACTGAGAGAGTTAATTAATATGCATTTTTTAACAACAAAAGAAGTTTGTATTTTATTACATATCCATCAGAATACATTGTATAACTGGTGTAAAAGCGGTAAGTTTATACAACCGGTTAAACCATCTGGCAAAAATGGTAAGAATCTATGGTTATTATCTAATGTAGAGGAGTTTATAAAAGAAAGTAATAACTGATAGAGATTACTTTAAATCATCCGGAAGTATGAGGGAATAAGAACACTTGCAGTTAATTTTATATCTGGGCAGGATGTATTCACCATCGATTAAGCAACCATCGGCTATATCAAATATTTTACCGTCGGCGTTAGCGTGTGATTTTCTATGAGTTTTACCTGCAATTGACTTATTCCATACTGCTTTAGTTAATCCAGTTTCGATTGATTGTTGCCTATTTATTGCAGTAGTTGCTTTCATAGTTTGATCGCTTGCTATGAATTTAGCTCTTTTAGTTGTGCTTTGCCCAATTTCCATTATATCATCGAATAGTTGTTTAGCATTCCCACCAACTCCGGTAGTATTTGTGACGCTTAGTAATACTTTATTATGATATTCTTGCGGTATTGTTTTAATTAATGATACATTTTCAGCCAAAGAAGATTGAACGACATTAGCGATCCTTAGCTCTTCTTTTCCAGCTTTCAGCAAAAACGGGTATTTTTTCCTGAGCTTATCGAATTTATTTTTTTCATCTAGTTTAATGTTTTTGACGACTTTACCAGCCAATATAGATGACATTTTATCAAACTTAGCTTGCCACGTGTTGCCGATGCTTTCGATTAATGCTGTTAATTTATCTACGGAGTTATTTCCATCAAAAACTAAATAATGCTGGTATTTTGAATAAAACTCTTTAACTTGCTTTGTATAATCTTTGTTCATAGCATTAACCATAATGTCTAATTTGTTTTGATAGTATGCTTGTATTGCTACGTTGCTATCAAGTTTTAAAATAGTCTCAGGTTTACGCTTGTGCAGTTTCTTCATCTTCTGGCTCATCATTATTGGCTAAATATTCATCTTCTGATAAGAGTGTGTTATATCCGCTGTGTGGGTCTTCAAGCAGTGACGCTCTTACTTCTTCACGCAACAATGTACCATCTGCAACGTATGCACTATTTCTCTGCTGTTTATTTAATTGTATTTGCGATTGCTCAAGCTCAGATGGAGTCCATAACGGCTTGAATTCAACAGTTAAATCTTCGTCAATCTCGCCAAATAAGTCTAGTTGTATATAATCATATGCTGTGCGTAAGTGAGGTAGAAGCCTGCTATTTTGATAACCACGTACTCTATCATACCAAACCCTTAGTTCAATATCACCGCTTGAATTAAATCCTTTTGGCGATGTTCCAAACATGATAATCGCTGGTATTTGCGTCGTTGCACATATTAGTTCTGCATTTTGACTTAATACCTCACTAAATCCGGCTAACGACAATGTGAACTGTTGCCATTCTTCTGGTGTTTGTTCGTTATTATCTAACGCAAAAATTGAGTAATTGTCTCTCAGCGCATTTGCTAGTTTTAGCCGGTCTATGACACTGTCACCCTCGCCAAATTCGCTATTGTCATTTAGCAAAGCAGCCATGTTTGTTTTAAAAATGTTTAAATTGTATCTACCCAGCACGCCAACAGTATTATGTCTGATGCTCTCATATCCGTAGACATTGTCCAAGCATAATTGTACAAGTGGGAAGCCACCAAACAAATATACAGGTTTTAATAAATTTGGCACATCATTAAACACAAAATGCATTAATCTACTGCGGTCAACAATCCTACCCAGTAAGTTCCAATTCCTCGGCTTGTAAAAGTCATCTGATAATGGATTGCTTGCGTTAAAGTTGAGCGGGTAACAATATAATGGCTCAATGACTTTAAAATCCAACAACGAGCCTTTTGTGATTTTTTCTTTGTAAAGCGGGGTTAGCATCTCATCACCGCCCTCTAGGTCATTATCACCTTTGAACTGTGGATATAGAAAACCACCACCAAAAGTTACAGACATCTCAACAGCCTGTCTAAACTTATCTTGTAGCTTTAGTTCTTCAGCACGTGCCCCAATAGCTTTTATCTTTTTGGCTTTTGATGATGAATTTTGATTATTTACACATTTCATCTCATCCCACTCACGTGTAGCACTTTCCGCATATGATTTAATTACATTTTGCATAATCCCAGATTGCGTTAGGATAGCGCACTCTGCATGACCTAAAAACCCAAAGTTGATAACTTCTTGATTTACTTTAGCTAAGCCGGTAAAGTCGTATTGATTAATCTCTAGCCCGTTGCTATCCATAACTAGCTTAGAATCACTATCAACAACTAAATTACTCTTCTTTACTGATATTTTATCGTTTGAATTGAGCGGCATTTCTGGAAGCTCAAAGTTTTTAAACTTGTTCTTGCCAATTCTTGCATTATATTTTGCTATTTCTTCTAATGCTGTACTGCTGAGTCGTTTTGGTTTTTTTACTACTTCCTCAGTTTTTTTGTTTTCTACTGCTGTATTTGCAGCTTTTCTTGGTTTTCTCACCTTAATTAACCCCTAATCTATTTAGTATCTTTTTATTAATCTGAATTGGTCTACGCATTGTAGAGCTTATTTGTTTATAACATCCGTACCGTATCGCATCGATCGCATGATTGTTTGCATCAATTATATCACGTGTTATTTTACCACTATTTTTATCTACTTTATATTTATAATTGTAAAATTCATATATAGTGTTAGTGCAACTAGGGTGAATTATAAATTTTTTACCCAGCATCCAATCAACGCCTGCTTCAATACTTCCCTTGCCTTTAGCTGCTCCGATACATCTTATTCCCTCATGATTTAACTGGGCTATTTTATCAGGAGATGCGCTATCAGCGTAAAACACATCCTTTATAGCTTCTGGCATTACAGCTTTAATTTTTTGCGGCAGTTTAGTAATTAACAACCCTGTCTCGTATATTTCACGTGAGATATAAACAGTATCTTCATCAAGCATAAATATCTCTACTGTAGCTATCGGATCAACGCTAAAGCCAAAATCTAGCCCATACAGCGGTGCTACTGCCTGACCTTTATATGTCCACATGTTACGTGTATTACGCTGTATATCAACCTCATCAATTTTAAACCGTCCTTTGAAAATCACATCTTCGGACATATCCAAGACTTTACCCATATAAATATGCTCATATCTTGCATAATCATGATTACGCATACGAGATATTTTCTTTAGAATATCAGGTGAATTAAATGGATTATCATAATAATTGATCTCTTGGCGATAAATATCGTCACCGTAGTGGGTTGACAGAACAAATTCTCTGTAGGTGTAGCTTTGTGAATCTTTCGGATTAAAGCATATTATCAACTCTACTCCGTTGCTCCTTAATGTTGGGTCTAAAACTTCCCATAAAGGTTGCCCAATTGTTTCCGCCTCTTCTACTAAGCACGCAGCAATATTTGGCATTGATTTGATACTGTTAATATCACGCTTAAGACCTTTAAATATAAACTCAGTGCCATTGTGTTTTACTACTATTTTATTGTGTTGTATTAAAAAATATACCCCCATTTTATGGGTTTCTATGATTTGCTTAAGATCTAAATATGTTGATGTTTCCATCGAATTTTGCGTTTCACGAGTGCATAAGACGATTTTAGCAGTCTCATAAGATAAGCTACGTGATACCAACTTTAAGAGTGCTGTATATGTTTTAGCAGATGACCTACCGCCATACAAAACTTGATAAGGGCACTTTGTTTGTAAAAAACCTGTTAGCTTTTCTGGATAATCGAAATTAACACAATCATTATTCATTTATTTTTTTAACTGGATTAAAATTAATTATAATTGGTAATTTGCTATTTTCTTTTTCAGGGTCTTGTATTGCTTCAGCAGTTATCCCTGTTTGTTCTAATAGCTTATCATGCGTCATACCTAATGTGCGCAATATTGCAGCTGACTGATGTGGCTCGTACCCACCTTCAACTCCCGGCTTAGATCTATTGTTTACTTCAATTAACAACTTATGATTTAGCTTAAGCGCAATATCTGTAGTATCTTCTACAATACCCAACCATCTAGCTGCCCGCTCGTTTAATTTATGCTGTATGAGGGGGTGTTGTAGTTCTGTTGTTATATGTTGTATATCTGTTGTAATTGTTTTTAACTCTTCAGCTGCCGCAATGACTTTCTTATTGATTAGCTGTTGTAATTCACCTTGATTAACGCCGTCTTTTTTAAATCTTCGCTGTAGATTTCCGGCGTCATAATTATAATCACGAGATATCTCTCTTATACCTTCACCCATCTGATAGCGAGTCCGCATTTCTGCATACTGCTCACCAGTTAGACGAGTGGCTTTGATCTTCACCTTAGGTTTTGCCATTTTATTTCTCAAACTCACTATAGCCTATTTTAAGGCGGTCAAGTTCTCGCTTAATAACATCAAAATTCATTTTGCTTTCAGTTTCTATAGTTAACCCAAATACTGTAGTCTTTTCTATTATTTTTGCTTCTGGTTCAACATCATTAAAATTAACGGGTATATCCATGCCCCAGTCTATCAGCTGTGCCTCATCCCATTCATTAGCAATAAGATTCCAATCCCATACGCCGTAGCTTAAGTTATCTTTTACTATAAACTCGTTTATCTTATCTGCAGACCAGTTTACAACTTTACATGTTGCCTCGGTATATCCCAGTTCTTTTAATGCCCTTAGCCTTTGATTGCCGCCAATAACAACGTATTTATCGTTATGTTTGACAACAACAAGCTCTCTAGCCTCAAGCATCTCGGGGAAGTCTTGAATTGATTTAATAGCTAAAGCAAATCCTTCTTTTGTTAAATCACGTGGGTTTTGATTAACACCACGTATTTGACCAGTATTATTTTCTAATTGATTAATATGTATAATTTGAGTAATCATGTTTATTTATTTCTTGACCATCTATCAAAAATATTAATTTAATGTTTTAAACCATAATGTGCTAGTGAAATTACAACTCTGATGCCTTCTGGAGTTTCTATAGTATTTGCGTTTGACATTATAAAAGTATTATTATAATCATCTTTAAAAAACAAAGGAACATCATTGCCGTTTAGCTTCTTTACCTTTTGTAACATTTCTATCATTCCGCCAATATTGCTATAATTATCCATTTTCTACTCCAAATAAATCATTAAGCTTGCCATCTATGGGTTTTTTTATACGACTAGCAGCTAGATAGACATCAATATGGCGGAGTAGCTTGTCTGCAAAATTTATATCTATTTCTTCTCCATAAAAACTATGATATATATCCTTAATTCGTACACCTAGATAGCAGGTAACCAGATTTTCTGTCGGGTATATCCATGTTATTTCTATACCTTTATAGAAAGACTCATAAGCATTGGGGTCATAGCCGCCACTGCGCCAAATATTTGTTATAAAAAACCCTTTAAGTTCTAGCTCATCTCTAAGCCTACCTAAAATCTCACTGGCTGTCATTCTAGTTGTGGATTTCTTGATTAACTTGGTATCTTTGTCTTTCATCAAGCATCAAACCGCCTAACATGTATGCTACCTCCACAGATTTTAATTTGCCATATCTTTTATCAAACTCATCCAATAACGTTTTCTCTTGTTTTACCGTTGTCATATTTCTACTCGCAAAATATTATTATTAATCTACATCACTTACTTGGTATTATAGCGAGCTCTGATGCAACTTGGCTCATCTAGATCTCCTTCGATTACCGGCTCTGATGCTGTATTTTGTTCTGTTGCTTGTTCTGGTATCCAGAAATTACACAATCCTTGAATAAGTGCCATTCTTAGTGTTTTAACACGATTTTCCAGAGCTTCATCTAAAGATACAGATTTTAATATATCGCTTGTAACTCTGTAAGAATCAATCATATTTGCAATATTTAATTGATTATTGACTAATGTGTTATTAATGTTTTTGATCTTTTGCTCTTCTAAAGCCTGAGCTTTTTTAATCATCTTAAAGCGTTTTGCTTCCTCTTCTCGCATTGCGGCCAATTCTTCTGTGCTTGGCATTTTAATATTAGATTGTTGTAATTCTTGTTCAGTCATGTTTTTTGTCCTTTAAAAATATTTGTTAAACAATAAAGATTCCACATACAGCTCATAACATTTTGGGATATATAAATTAAACGAATAAACAACTTTTTGATTAATTTGAATATTTGCCATAAGCCGTATGTATAATCATCGTAGTAAAAGTGTGTAACGAATTAGAATAAAACAAAGTAGGATGGAGACCACATCTATCTCTCATATTCGCTACACACACAGTATTATATAACATTAGCCAACAGTTTGTCAAGTAAATATATTATATATTTTATTATATATTATGGTTATTAGCTTTATACACCAAACATATCCGGCTGTGTAATTTTTAAACGTTCTGTTGCTTTATGAAAGAAAGTATCATCTAACTCACATCCAGCCCATTTTAACCCTAATTCTTTACATACTACGGCAGTTGTTCCAGAACCCATGAAAGGATCAAATATTTTATGCTCCATATTAGTTTTTGCATAATTTAAGCAAAACCTCATTAATTCTGTAGGCTTCTGGGTTGGATGAAATCTATTTAAGTCAGTAGATCTCATTGAAAACATTTTAGCAGGTTTATCAAATGATGTCCACGCATACTCACAGGATGAAAGTGTGGGCATATGTTTACCCGTTCCCTTACATAGTCTATCTCCAAGCCCATACGGCGGATCAGTTAGGCATAAATCAAAGTATTTGTCGGGTATTTTCTTCATAAACTCTAAGCAGTCTATATGATGTATTCGGTTTAGTATATCAAGCTCATCAGATCTACTACTAAAATGTACGTTATTCATATTTTACTCCACTGATTAGCCATAGCAGCAGTTTTCTGGCGTTCAAAGTAGTCTTTCATATTCTCATAGATATGCCTATATTTATCCTCATCGACTTTAGCTTTGATTTCAAATGTGGTTGCTTGAGAGAGGCAAATAGAATTTACATTATGGTCAATTTGAAAACTAAATATAGCCATTTGTAGTAACACTTCACAATCTCCGTATTTTTCTAACGACCATTGAAGTTCTTTTATTAATTCGCTAGTTAACATTCATAACACCTCCACTAGACTCAGCACGTATTCATCCCATAGCATCTGTACTTGATTCTTGGCATACTGTAAATTACCACCTATCCAGTCTTCCCAATCGTTAGTTCTATGCTTGATAATATACCACCCAAAATTAATATCAACGGAACCGCAGATATAATACGGGCAATTTATTGCTATTGAACCGCCATTACTATCTTCCCACACAAGTTTCTTTACCTTAATTTCCTGTTTAGTTGTCATTGTTTCTACTCCAATTTTTACCTTAATTTCCTGTTTAGTTGTCATTGTTTCTACTCCAAAATAAATCACATTCTTTTTGTGCTAATTCTTTAGCCGCTTTCAGGGTATCAGCATCTCCTATATCTTCCATGATTGAACCTTCAGTGTTTTCGTCTAAGCAAATTCGATAATATTTATCCCCTATATTGCCGCATTCTGCGATAAGTATATCAACTTTTATATCCCGTGTCGATATTACATTAGCAATCCATCCGAGCATATCAACTTGGCGATTATCAACCCAATGAGACATAGTAACTCTATTCCATCTTAATTTTTTATTCATTTTTCCACTCCAAAAACTTTATTTAATTTTTCTTCTCTTACAATTTTTAATTTTTCTTCTCTTACAATTTGTTCTATATGTTTATAGTTGTCAACGTAGGACATAATATCATATACTAATTCTGGTGTTATTTCTTCAACTTTAAAACTAACTTTATTATTCAATACTTGTATAACTATACTTGCACCAAGTGTACAATTATAGGATCTTACTTCTTCATGCCACTCTATTTTAATATCTCCTAATGTGGCTTGATAAATGCCTGCATACTCTCGAATGCGGCCCACATCAAAGCCTCTCCTCTCTAAGTTATTTCTTAACATACCCAACGTACCCCTCAAGGTATATTTTTCAATTCTATTCTCTATAAACTTTTCCATTATCCAATATCGTAGACCGCTCTTAAACCCCTCCGTGTCGCTTTCGTTTTCCTCGTCTGGTACGTTTGTGCCATAAGCGCCCTTATAATCGACTGCAGCCTCATTGCGGGCGGTTTCTAACAGTTTTGCTTCTAAAGATGCAATCCGATTTTCTAATAATTCTAATTTGTCTTCTAATTTGTCGTCTAATGCTCTGCATATTTCTTTGATTGTTGCAAAGTTATCAGCATGTGCATTTATTTTATGAAGAACCCCCCTAACCATTTCAATTAGTTTCATACATTTACCTCAATTCTTTTGCAATAATTAATTTCCAAAATACTTTTCATGTTACTAAATTTATAACATTTTACGTCACTGCGGTCATATCTATAATCTTCAATGTTAATTAAAACATTAGCCAATTCAATTTCTGATAAATATTTTAAATCAAAGATTATTTTAGTTTCTTGCTGGTCTGTATCCATTTGTAGAATATAAGGGCTAAGATTAACGCCACCTATTATTATTTCTGGTGGTTGAAATATCCGCTCAATTTGCAAATAATTACTAACATTTACAGTAGCACCTCCGTTTATAGCTGATGCGCCGTATTTAACATGTAAATCTTTAACTTGCTTGTCATCATTATAAACAACACCAATCAAGCTGTCTAAAATGCACTTAAGTCCGTTATCTATATCAATGACCTTGTTATAAGCGCATCCGTCTTTTTTTTGTTTTGGATGAATTAGAATCTCTAATTTAACATCTCTTGATACCGGTTTCATTTTTAAATTTTCGTATTTAACTATTTGTTTAAACGCTAACCCCTCTTTTGAAATCATCATAATATTTTTAAATTTCCTGTAGTAGCGGTTTGTACTAATCGGATACGGTGTTTTAATTGTTAAGTTCATTGCTTTACCTCCATTTTTGTTAGTCTGTAATCTTCCCACTCGCAATTTTTGACAATCACATTTTCTTTTAACCTCGAATATAGCGGAGCTGGTATAGAATCTCGAAACTTATCAGCCGCTAAATTGCTTATTAGCACAGTGTAAACCTCATTGTCGTAGCGCAGGTCTATAATCTCGGATAGCAAATGGCTTTTAAAGTCTGAATCCTGCTGTCCATATTCATCAATCACAAGAAAACCACAAATAAGCAACTCATCGAAAAGTTTTGGCTTTCTTATTTTTATATCGGCTAATTGATAAAACTTGATGTAGTTGCAACTAAGACCAATTTTAATTCCTCGATCCATTAAAGAACACGCTAAATGCGTTTTACCAGTTCCAGTGCTACCCAGCATAAGCACATTGATATTAAACTCATACTCTTTGCAAAACTCTAAAAATAGTTGAGATTTTTCATTGGTCGGATAGTAATTATCAAATAATGAATTGCGAAATCTCTTTGGTATTAATGACAGTTCTTTAATTCTACTCAATCTCTCTTGCAATTCTATCAATTCCTGATCTTCAATTTTTTGTTTGTAGCATAAAGCGCATTTACGATTAATAAGTGACTCTACATTATCACCGTGTATTGTGCAATTAGTAGTTACCATTATCAGAACTCCTTGTTATCAAAATCTTGTTCATTACAATTATGAATAGCTGACTTTAAACTATGCTCCTGAGCACTATATCGTCTCTCCTTGGGTGCAAATACTCCTTGCCATTCTTCTGCCATGCTGTGTTCAATAGCTTCAACTAACACATTATCTTCAATGAAAGATAACAGCTTTTTTCTTAACTGATCTAATGCAAATTGGGTTTTATAAGACTTCTTGATTACCTTCCGATAATCTAACCATCTTTTGATTGCGAATATTTCAACATCATTAAATCCGGAATAATCAAACTCAATTTTTTTTATTTTATTTTTTTTAATATCAGTATCATTAACATTATCACTAACACTAACACTATCATTTACACTTACATTAACAGTTGGCAAATGTTGACATGTGTTAACATTTGTTGAATTTTGTTCAACACCTTCAACATGTGTTGACATTTGTTGACGTCTATTAGCACTTACCTTACCTGCTTGGCTTCGCTTCTCTCGCACAGCTTCCCACTTTTCATTGTCACGTTTAAATTGATTAATGAAAGATTGTAATGCAAATTTTAAACTAACGTCTAAATCTGGTAGAATGCCATTTTTTTGAAAATGAAATATACTTTTTATGAAAATTCCAGCTTGTTCATTTGTCATTTCGTCGAGAATATCTAACGAATCCATGTGTAGTAAAAATGATTTTTTGTTTTGTAAAATTTGTTCTTTTGACATATACATCCCTATATAAAATTGCATCCAATAAAAGAGTGTGACAGACAGCTGGATGATCTGCTTTTCGGGAGCTACCCTAGTCACCGCATTATTATACCATAACTAAATTTTATGATATAGTTTATTTTATAATTTATATACTTTAACTACCCTTCTACGGTCTCCTGTAGTACCGCCCTTACAAATCATATACTCCTTTTCAATTAGTTCATTTTCTACTAAAATCTTTATATACTTATATACAGTAGGTAATGAAACTCGCATTGCTTTAGCTATGTTTTTTAATTCGACACCGTCTGATACGTTGCTATTTGTAATATATTTTAAAATGCTTTCCGCTAAACTATTTAATTCCATTTTTACGCTTTCTAATAAATTAAGTGCTCAATTATAACATAAAGGCAATGTGAAAGTAAAGCATCAGCTAAAAAATACAATATTTAAGAAATATATTTGACAGATTGATTATAAATGGGTTAGAATAACGTTAGAAAATTAGGGTTGTCATTACTACATCCTAATCATACAAAAAACTATTTATATATATTTTTGTGCTTGTACTTCTTCATTCTATGAAGTCGGATTTTGATTTTAACGGTCAATCCGACTTTTTTTATGAAGAAAATACCCACCTCCTTTAAAATAAAAAGGGCATCCATCTCGGACACCCTTTTTCTTTAGCCACATACGCCACACTGAACCCGCTAGTCTATTGCTTACGCAACCTTTAACATGTACGGCTGTTAAAATTTAACTAGAGTTACGGCTCTGTATTCCAATTATATTATAACATATTTTATATAATGTGGTATAATTATGCTTGATATATAAATGTATCATATTTATATATGGCATAATTAACTTTATGTTTTGTGTATCTTACTTTATGAAGCCGGATTTTAATTGTAATGGAGAATCCGGCTTTTTTATTCTTCTAATTTTCACTTTATATTACAATTCACTCCAACATATTTATATAAACTCTACTTAAATCGACAATTTACCACGTCTATAAAATCCATAATCTCATTGGTATCATTACGCTTTTGCACTGCACAACAAAATAAGGATAAATTAAAGTTGACAGTAAAATATACCTGTGTTATAATACTGTCATGAAGTTAAGAAATAAGTTTTTAACTAGAAATTAAAAAGGAAATACAAATGTTTACATATAAAAAACGAGACCCAAGCACAAACTGGCTTTTACTTCATATTCACGCACACGACAAAGTAAAATATAAATGCGATAATCTAAGCGTATTTGAAAAAATCGCATTTTGGCTTAGGAGCAAGTTATGACATATAGTATAGAAAGCAAGCTATCAACTTTAAAAGACTTGTTAGCTTTAAAAATGCAAGAAGCCGGTAATCTTAGTGATTATATTACAGCGTATATTATTCCCCAAGTGTTCGAAAAGGCTGAGATTGATGAATATTCAGCGCAATTAAAAGATAGAGTCTTTCATATAGTTCAGGCAGCACTTAACGCAGAATGTAAATAATTTTATTTTGGAGATAATAGATGATAACTTTAACTGATATTGTGAACTATTTAATTAACTTATTCTCGACTTACAGTCTATTTATTTGGGTAATGGTGATATTTGCTATAGTAGCTTATTTACGAGATGAATGTGATAAGCTAAAAGTTGGCGACATTGTGTATTGGCAACCTAAAGACATAAAATGTATGATAATTGACAAGAGGGGGGATAGGTTTTATATTTGTGATATGAGTGGCAAAGAATTATTCGCAAAAAATATTGATGACGTTTATTCTGTTCATAGAGGTACTTTAACAAAGAAAAGGAGAAGTTATAATGTTTAAAAGCGGAACTGTATGGTTAAGCGCACCCGCAAGTATAAAATTCAATGAGCTTGAGTGGACAGAAACCGCAGATGGGTATATTGAATGTGATTTAGGATTAATGAGGTGGGAAATTCAGTTGATTAAGAAATATCGCCATTGGTGTGAGTTTGATACAGTTGATATAACATCTGTTAATTTACGTCTTAATGAGCGTTACTTTATTGGTAATTTTGATACAGTTGATATTGCAAAATCTGTGGCAAATAATATGATGCAAGAGTTTATAGACAAGTTTTGCTTTTATGGATAGTGGAGACAGTAAATGACAACAAAACAAATTAACCGCATTAGAGTAAAGGCTGACAAAGTTACTGACTTTGATGTACTTTTACCGCTTGTAATACGATTTATATTATTGCATAAAGAGTTTACGCCCATGGATTTAATGCTAAGCTGTGGCATAGGATTTAAACGTGCGCAAGAGTTCATTAATCACTTTTTATCAATAAATATTATTGCGTGTGACGCTGTAAAGAGACATTATAAACGCTCTAATGTACATATACTAAGCCCAGATTCTATGTATACAAAAGGAATTAATTAAATGAGTAAATCAGTTTGCGAATGGTGCGAAGAAGACGCAGATACAGCTAATGTCTATGAGCATAAAATCAAAGATGCCGAAGGTAAAAGAATAACAGTTACTATTTGCCTTGGCTGTTATAGTATGTATGATCAGCAAATGGCGGATGCATTGGACGACTTAAAAGAATGGAGGAATTAATAAAATATAATATTTGCACAGCACGTATAATTAACTTAATATTTATTTTGGAGTAAAAATATGAGAAAATTAGAAAAGCAAACTTTAGCAACAATGAGTGTACTTACACCAGTTGAAAATGACATTATAAAAAGACTGGAGGGGACGACTACAGCGCAAGATTTAATCGATTTTTACATTGATTGCATAGCAAACAAGTCTAAAGACATAAAAGCATTAGCCGTTGAATTTGGAATAAAATCAGGTTGGGCATACGCATCACGAACTATCGGACAAAAGCTCATGTTTCAACGGATTGACAAAATTAAATTAATCAAAAATACTAAGCAACTTCAATCTATATAAAATAAAGTTGACAGTAAAATATATGTGTGTTATAATATCGTTATAAAGTTAAGAAATAAGTTTTTAACTAGAAATTAAAAAGGAAATACAAATGTCAAAAATTAGAGAATCTTTATTAGATAAAATGATTGAAAGAATGTTTGAGTGTGATAGATCAGATAAAACAACCTCCGATTCAACAGATATTTATTCAGACTATATCGGAAAATACGTTATAGTTAGAACATACTCAGCAGGTGTTTTCTTTGCTATTTTAAAAAAAATAGATAAAGATACTGCTATCTTAGATAGTAGCCGCAGAATCTGGAAATGGGTAGGCGCAACAGAATTAACAGATTTAGCAGTGCATGGCGTTACTGATAAAGTAGAGAGCAGGATTTCAGTAGTTAGTCATGGGCGTATAGTATTGGGTGTGAATGAGATAATATTGTGCTCAGAAAAATGTATAAAAAATATTAACTCGATTAAAACTTGGAGCGAAAATGAGTAAAGTTAATTCCGGTTCCGGTTTCGGTAACGGTTCCGGTGACGGTTCCGGTTACGGTTACGGTGACGGTTACGGTGACGGTTACGGTTACGGTTACGGTTTCGGTAACGGTTCCGGTGACGGTTCCGGTTCCGGTTACGGTTCCGGTTCCGGTTACGGTTACGGTTCCGGTTC